AATGCTCTTGCATCTGGCGATGAACCATCACGTGCTTCATTTAACCCCGTTACATCACGTATCATTTGTAGATAGTAGTTGTACGTTTGGATTAATGTCTGCAGCTTTTGACCGCCCGCTCCTGTTTGTAAAGGTTGAATAGGCACTTTGCCTGGATTCATATCACCTTCTTGTGTAAATGATCTACCAATAACAGAACCTGTTTGGAAGAACATATTCAGAGCTTCCTGCGGATTATAGTTTGTACCGTTACCCAAATCAATTTCCGCAAGTCCATCAGCATCCATATAAACACCATCAGGCATCATCTTAGATAACACCTGTTGCATTTTTAAATGTGTAAGCTGTACCATATCAGCAAAGCCAGTACAACGGCTTACGATCGATTCTATGCGACCCTTATACATTCTAGGCGCTACAATACTGTAATTCATTTTTACTTTATTGTAATCGCTTTTAGAACGCATCATGTTTTTAGCCATGCCCCATTCTAACAATGTACTTGTACCTAATATCATCGCACCTTCATAAAGTACTTCTAGTGAACGTGATGCTTTAGCAAAACCTTCAGAGTCTTCTGGTGGATTAAATTGGTCGTCTCTTAGTAAAACTTTCTCTCCGCCTGATAGTGTTTCTTTAACCTTATAAACCTCATTCATGTAGGTCTTATAATTAAAGTAAAGCACTTGCACGGTATTACCATCGTAAGTACGTTGGTTGTTACCGAATTGATTTGAAGAGCTGGTAACGTTGTAAGAACCTTCTGACTTTATTTTGTCTAGGTCTGATTGCGTAAGCTGTGGGTATTGCTTTTTTAATTCATTAAGCGGTATGCTTTTAACCTCACCCACGTAGTATATATCCTCAAAATATGGTGATTCAGTATATGAATATACCAAGTTAACCGGGTCAACATACTCCACCAATACTCCTTCTGCTTCAGAAAAAGTATTTTTAATAGCACCTAATCCAATAGTCGTAAGATCGTAATATACTCTCCTTTTTGTTAAATCGAACTTATTGCCGTCAAATAAAGTATTGATAGCAACTTCCTCTGCAATTTCAATTCCTTGCTTATAACTAAGCTGCATATGCAACTCAAGCTCTTCTTTAGAGCCGGGTAAAGTTAAGGGATCGTTTTCATAAAGATTAACGCCAAATGCTTCAGCCGCGTAGTCATTCAGCTCTTGTGACTGCATGTCACGTATGATAGAATCCATATATGCCGTTCGCTTTTCAACACCGTATGGATCTTGTGAGTATGCTCGTACGTCAAATGATCTATCCGCAATACCGTTTACTACAATATCTACAAATTTAGATAGTATAGGTACAGGCTTCCAATCTAAATTAAGATAAGACAAATCGCCGTTAATAGACATTTCATCTTTATATTTCTGAACCGGTTGCTCACCCCTCGCGTATAGTCGCAAAGCATGGTAGCTGTCTTGATTACTTGTGAATCTAACGCTTCCTTGGCTACCATCAAACCATTCATTTTGAATAGCGCGACCAACTCGAATGCCATATGCTTCTGACATCTTCTCTTGGTCACTAGCAACCTGGCTCGGGAAAAAACTATTTACAACTGATTCAGCCATATTGTTATTTTATTATTTTCGATATTTCTCCATCTTGCTTGTATTTTGCAATGTTGAGATTTAATTTAGGTCTTTGTAATGTAGCATTTGGTCTATACATATCTTTGTGGCAAGCCATGATAGCTAAACCAGAGCTGATAGCAGCATCAAATTTAGTTCTGTTATTAATATCAAATTTAGACCAATCACTAAGCGTGTCATTAAAATACATACTTCCGTATGTGCCATCTTGTTTTAAGCCTATATACTTGTCTATGTACATTTCGATAGCCGCAGCGTGAGCTTGCTTAATATCTTCACTGGAGTTAGGTATTCCGCCTATCTCTTTTTCAGTTACGGAAAGCTTGTTCCATAATCTGTCAGGTCTGTTCATCGAATAACCTCTGTATCCTCTACGTTTAAAGTAGTATAACAGTCGCGGCTTGTTATTCTCGGCAAGTATTGGCATTCCGTAAAAGACGCACGCCATGAGTACGTCTTCGAAAAATATCTCAGCAGTTTGAGGCCTAGCTACGTATTCTAAAAAGAATGTGCTAGGTGGTGCATCTTCCATGCTGAACTTAGTCAGTCCATGCAGTGCGCCTTTGGAGCCTTTGCCATCAGTAGTACCTGAAATGTCGTAGCTATCACAACCAAAAGCACCCATGTGCTCGTTGCCTGGGTGTTTTACACCATTTTTGATAGTTGATCTGTTTTGTACATCCGCGTTAGGTATCCAGGATACTTTAAAACGCCCTTGAGGACTTGGTATAAACACCACTTTGGTGTCCTTTACTCCTGATTCCCACTGAAAATTGCCGGTGGTTATAACATTAGTATTACGCAAGTCGTCGTTATAATCAATCTGTTCGTAGATTTTTGCTAGATTAAATATACTATTTTTAGTTTCATCTCTAAACGCGTGCTCTGTTGTACGCGGAAACTGCCTGTAGTATTCGTTCAAAGCGTCTTGATCACCTTTAAGACCGTCAACTTCGTTTTCCCAGTAATCTACAACACCAGTATCAATAGTGTCTCCGAAAGGATCTAATATGGTATCATCTTCTGGTGTGTCAAATACAGGTTGCCCATGTTGATCAATGAAACCTTCATAGTTCCATTCCATTGGTATAAATAAACTGTACAAGCCGGATCTGGTTTGTCCGTTATTATTTCTTTTTGTTACGTCGGAATCGTTGTATAACTTCTTAAAGTTTTCCCCACCCTTGTCTAACGCATTTGAGGTAGACCCCATCATACATTTGCCTATGATACGACTACCTAATCGTAGACACGTCTTAGTAACGCGCCAGTTATTTAATATGTTATCTGGTCTTTCCCACTTACCACTCTCATCATGAACTAAAAGTTTTAGTTTTTCACCATCATAAGAGTTATCACCTGTGTTTTTCCAATCAATCGTGGTATCAAGACCTTCCATTTCTACACGGATGTCTTTCGCTTGTATCGATTTTCTAGTTAGCTTAGAAGCAGGAACCCTATATGCCAGTTCAGTCTTCGGTCTATCCATACCATCTTGTATAGGCTTGAAGAAAAACGGGTAGTTAAGGGATATCGGTACGACCTTATCGGTAAACATTTTCTTAGCATCAGATCCAGACTTGGATAAGATGCCGAATCTTGCATCGCTTGATATGGTTGCAAGGTTGACGGTTTCTCCTGATGCCATAAATGAGAATCCACTCCGTCTATTCTTGAGGTAGCACATTCCGTAAGCTCTTGTGTCTGCTTTAACCGCTTCCCAGAATATATAGAATAATCTATTTGCTTCTCTGTAATCGGGATTCCCGACATCGATCTTGCTCCACTGCAGGTACATGTAATGAGTGCCAGTAATAAAAGTTGGCTTCCCGTTGTTATAAAACCAATAACCGTTATCACGCCTGTTAAATTCTTCATCTATATAGCCTTCCCAGCGTGCTTTAAACTCATCTGGATATGTTTGCCAATCAAATATACTCTTAATGTTTTTAAGCTCGTTAGGATAGTCTTGAACTGTCCACTTATTTGCTCCTTTACTTAAGTTTTTAGGTTCTGGTGGTAAACCCACTATTAAACCTTGTATATCTATTATTTCACCAACCACGCCCGTCTTGCTTATAACAATAAGATCTTGCTCTTTGTTATAGCCATACTTCCACTTCTTGCCTTTGTTTAAACGATGCAGCGTGGTATGCTTTATAGGCTCTACGGTTTTTACTAAGTTTTGTTCGTACATTACCTAGAGCGTTTTTCAGCAAACCCCGAAAAAGCTTCTTTCTTGTCTTCTTTTGGTTTGTTGTCTAGTACTCTCTGCTCCTCTTCAATTCTTGTTAAAATTTCAAAGGCGTCAAATATCGCGAGCTTTTTAGTTGCCGCAGCGTTCTTTAATCTATCAGCTGATATGTCATCACCTGAATCGACTATCTTTTCACCAGCAACCTTAATGAGTTCCTCAACTGCTTTATGCCCAGCCAGGATTATACTCCTCTTCGTCTCCTTGATATTCATACTCGACTGTTATTTTATTCGTAGGCACACGATATAGTCGTTGTCCCTCAATATTAAATTCGTATTCCATACCTGGTACAAAACCAACTAGCGCGCCACTTTCAAAGTCTTCGCTAGCGTATTTGATTATTCCTATTGCTTCCACCTCTTTATGTAAAGAAAATTGTTTTTTATTCGCTATAGGCTGTATAAAACAATAACCAGGTAAAGCATTCCATTTGCCATCTCTTTTATAAGCATACACCTGTTCAGGATATACGAAGAACATGTCTTCCTTATAAAACGACTTACTATCTTTTTCTTTGCCGCGAACATCTCTAAATCTTCTAAAGACATTATGGTGTACTATTATCTCATCACCAGCTTCTATTACGCCATCGGTTATCTTAGGCACGCTGTTTACTATTCCAAATCTATTGGTATAATGATGGTTTTGTACTTCTGTGTTTAATAGCAATCTTTTGCCATCTATTATTTTTTCACTAGTAGATCGCCCGTTCTTTGGGCTAACTATAAAGTTGTAAACGCTTTGCATCACCACTTAAGATCATATTCGATCGATATTGCCATGTTCTTATTAAAATCTTTCCAAGGCATTAACAGATCGCCTTTTTGAATATACACAGAGTACTTAGTTTCTTCCTCTAGTATATTGACTATGGTATGACCACCATACACTTCCTGTCCAACAGAATAGTGCATGGCGTCATTTTTATAGTCCTTACCAATACTAATCTTTCTTATTACCTGCATCTGCTGGCGATATAGTACCGTCTTTCAAATCAATCTGAATATCTCCGTAGGTCTCAGTGAGTTCTTTTTGGTATTCTGATAATTCGTTTTTAGCTCCCGCTAATTGGTGTAATAGGTCATGCTTCTGTGCTTCGTAACCACCGATAGTAGTTTGAAGTTGATTCATTCCGCTTACCATTTCCTGCAATTTTGTCAGCTCTCCGGCTGTAATTGCTTCAACTTTTGCATCTTTCACTTTTTTCATTTTTTTTTGGTTTAATATAATTTAATTAACTTATTATAATATTACTCAATTTACCTGGTATCTAAGGCTATATGGGATCTATTAGCATTCCCATCTGCGACGTGCTGCGCAAATTCTTTTATCTGGTGTTTTAGAACAATCAATATTATGCATATTCATTTGCCCTTTTGATCTAGCACAATATGATGTGCGGCGTTTACCACCGCCTGGTTGAGGCGCTTTAAGATCCCCACCTGTTTCTTTGTTGTAAGCTTTCCTCCCGGCTGCGGTCATACCAGCACCTTCTTTAGCGCTGAGGAAATGACGTCCTTTACCTTTAGTTGTTTTCTTTAGCTTCTTAAAGGGAGATGCTTCCTGAACGTATGCCATGCTAGCATTTACATTTACCAGAACATCCACATCCACCACCCATTTTCTTAGCAGTAGATACTTCTCCTACATTAAGAATTGGTTGCTGGACTCTGCCTGCTTTAATAGCCGCCTGAACGCGTGCTGTAATTGGCTTATTCATATCTTTATTATTTTAATTTAGCTTTTTGTGTTATAGGCATAGCCTTAGCGGGACTAGTGAGATTACCACCATATCCGTCAGCAAAGTAAGCGTCTCCTCCGTAGAAGTTTTTCTTCATTTTCATAGGGCTTTCTTCACCACCCACGCCTTGTCTAGGACCTTGCCCTGATTTTTCTTGAAAGCCACGAGCGTTTTGTCTTGCCGATATAGCGTCTAATTCTCTAGCTTGTTCTTTGAATGATTTTCTCATAGTAGTATTAAGTGAATTGGGGTGGGCGACATAAAATGAATAAATGGTAGCGAAATCCTTTTCCTGCACGCCCAGTGTAACCCCGTTATTTTTTATAAGCCTCTTTCTCCCATTCGAAATTAGGGTCGCCTTCGTTCATAGTCAACCTTTGATATACTCTTGCGGGTGATCTTGTATCTTTTTTCCACGTAACCGTGTTTTCGTCGTACTGCAATCTACCTGCTGCCATTTGATCTAGATGCACCTTCTCATGCTCAACAGCATCTCGTGTTTGTTTTGTAGACAAACCTTTTTGCACAAATATTGTACCATCTCTATTTGCCTCTGCCATAACACCGCCTTCTAAATCTTTTTTAAAGACAGGTGTGTCGTGTGTTGACGTTTCTTTGTCAATACCAAATAAAGTGCTTTTATCTTTGAGTCGGAACATTGTTTACAGCTTCTTTAATATTAATAGGCTTCTTACCCGCGGCATCAATCGTTACTTCCTGCATTACAGGTAATCTACCAATACTGTTCTTTGCCTTTTGCGTTATAGGTATACTATTCATCTATCTTTATCTTTTATCATATCGTCTATAGCTTTATTGTAAACCTTGTCTGTATATGTTTTGTTCTTGTAGAACTTACTAGCCTCTGTTGTGGGTAAGTCATCGTATCCTAACATTATGTTGTACATACGTGTAATTAACCTTTTTGTTTTTTGTGAAGTCTTAAATACACTGTACTTAATAGTGGTTCTATTGCGATTTCTCCATACCTCTATCCATCCATCTCGCCTAAGCCTCTCCCACCGATCTTTATCCCAAGAATAGGTGTAAGTGCCATTAATAAAATCATCGCGTGTAAACCTATCTTTACAATCCAGGTATATCAATAATTCAATATCAGCGTCAGTTATTTCATAAGTCTTGCAAGCCCATTTGCGGATTAATCTATAGTACTTTAATAGATTCATCTCGCGAAGGTCTTCAGGTGTTATTCTCATTCTACAAGAACAACATCTTGAGCGGTAATAACATGGTACAATTTATCGTCCCATTCTATACCGTGACCAGCGTGCTTATCGTATTTTATAATATCACCAGCGAAAACACCTATAACTAAATGCCCACAGCTTACCACCTCTGCCTTTAAGTACCTAACGTCGCTATTTTGTTGTTCAGTAAGTTCAAGGCCGGCAACCGTTTTGGCTGCCTCCTTGATTTTCTTTATTACTATATAATAATTAATTGCTTTCATTGAGGCGCATATTTGAGATTATACAATCAGCTGACATAATAGTTGTG